GGTCGGCAAAATAGCGTACCAACTTTGATTCTGAGGCAGATCCCCCTGGTTCAACTGAGGCGCCGACCAAGTGGTAAACGCTTCAAATGACTGCGCCACCGTGTTGGCGCTGTCCAGGTACAACTGCGTTACATCGGTCGCCGTTGTTCCACTCCTTTGACCCCGTTGTCCTGGGGGTCCTTTGTTAACAAGTGACACACCTGCAATAGCTCTGAAGTTATTAAGTATGCCTGTAAAAAGATTACTTGTTGGGTAGCTAGCCCGATTTCCTGCCATCGCCTTAAGATCGCTCAAATTTCCACTTTTATGCACACCACCAACAAAAATACCAGTACCTTTTGCTGATCCTTTTGCGCCGCGAAAGGTTCCACCACTACCTATTACCTTGCGCCCCTGGGCACTAGTACTTTGAATATCCACGGACTCTTCGGCTGGAAGGAGTTCTGGTGGCCACATATCGCCCCAGAAAGTCTTAACTATAACACGAAAGATTTTATTTGGCTCATCGATACAACATACGGCGTCCACTAATCCAACACCGGAAAACCATTGAAAAGCCCAAGATTGTGTCAATAATAATTTCCTGTAATTTCTTGTAAATTCTTCTATATCGCGATTTACGCTTGTATTGCTACTAGTGGCAGCCTTTCCCTTTGTAAGTAAGAATGCAGTCTCGTAAAGTCCTAGAGCCTTACCATCACTGAAACCGGGAGCAAGGACGGGCAGGAATTCAGCTTTTATAGCGGGCGGGAAGGATGTTGCCACATCTTTTGCATCAATAAACCAACCATTAATAAAATAATCTTCACTAAAATTTTGCGACTGCGCCACATTACTGTTTATATCCAAAATACTACCAAGACCTGCTACAGCCAGATCGCCTTTTTTAGGAAGTCTAATAGGATTACCACATTCATCTTGAGTAGGGGGGAATCCACATGGCAGTGCTGTCCCGGGTCCACTATTCGGCGGAATATAGCTGCCGGGTCCCGTGGGTACGGTATATCGCTTCCCGGTTGGATCAAATATTTGCCCCTGTACAATAGAAAAGGATCTGGTTCTGGTGAATTGTAAATATTTAAATGGACCTTCGCCCGCACTGAGTTGATCTGGACAAAAATCAGTACCAAACAGGTTATTATCAGGATCTATTACGGTTTTTGTCAAAGGAAAATACGTGGGCACGCCAAACGCGCTACCCGATGCATCGGTAATTGCTATAGCTGGACCACTGGAAGATTCCCAGTTTTGGCGTGGGTAACTACCAAATTGATTGTTCCATGGAGGATTTCCGATTTCATTAGCCTCTAGACTGTCAGGCCAACTCTCCATAACTCTAAAACCACTTAACGGGTTACAAGGTATTGCGGAATCAAGGCTACTTCCTAGGAATTGATTATAAATACTATCGCGCCCCATACTTAATTTTACGGGTTGGTATGTTAAAACGTTGCTTTGTTTACATGAGAATAATCCTCTTTGTAAATTTTCTCCGATTTGATGAGATCTCTCTAAATTCGCTTGAATGTTACATTTGCGCGAATAAGCTCCATCAACACACAAAGAGTAGCCTCTTTGTAGTTGTTGTTTTGTTTTAAAACTACGTGTATTTCTTAGGAAACCATTTGTATAATATCCAACTTTCCCATTATAGTTTTTGCACTTTCCCGATATGGACTGTTGTTGAAACGATCTGACATTGGATTTATAAATTGTCCTAGAATTAAGATCGGTAGTTCTATCCGAACTCGTTAATTTTGGTCTATTATTATTAAAACAATTCATTTATATATAAATAATTATATTTAAATCAATCATATAGACATATTAGATTTACAGCCATAGAATAATCCATATTATTTAAATCTAAAATTCGTCCTAATTCATCAGTAATTTGTAACTGGATTCTCGATATATCAACAGGTCCAAAGTATATTCGTTTTTTTAAAGAATTATCTTGATTAACATTATTGGTTAATGAGATACCATTTCCAAATTCCGCCGAAGCGACCGCATTCGTACTCACTCGTGCCAAGACATTAGTACGCCCCAAAGATTCGTTATAACTTGGTATGCAAAAATTATTAACATTCTTGTTGAAATCATTGACAATTATATAAATATATTTTATACCCCACGCATCATAACAACCTTCCGATACATAGGCAGTCGCACCTTGATAAAATCCTAATCTATATCCTAACACCCAACCATAGTTACTAATTACACCGCCATCGGTTTTTAAATCTAGATCTGGTTCCTCAGATGTCCCTCCATTATATCTGGAGGATGTGGGTGTGATGGGTTCCCCTATATATGGCGTAGCGCCCCCACCCATAGAACTTCTATTAAAATACAAACTTAGCCATTCATTGCATGACGGATCGTTTACCCGGTCTAAAAGATCAGAAACCGTTAAATTGGGATCGTCTGAGTATGCAAATTTGATATTCGCCGCGTTTGTTACAGTACAGTAAAAGGGGAATCCGCTGCAGTTGCAATCCGCTGGTATTGCATTCCATGTTGCATTGCCTTTCACATAAGAAATTACCGTCCTTAATGAAAATTCATCTATTGTTACCTGCGGATAAGCCACATATCCGTGTAGAAACTGTTGTAAATGTTCAGTAGGAATCCACGTGTTCTGCGGGTTTCCGGTTGCTGGATCCGATGTATAATAAGCCCCGAGTTGCTGAAATAAATAAATAAGCGCCGAATGCGGCTGTGTAGCTATTTTAAATTGATCATTAAGTGTCTGCATCATGGTTTCACGCTGATAGTTCCCATCCGGAACTGCAATATAAAACCATAATTGTTCGGGATTAAAATTAGAACTCGTAGAACTGATAGGAATAGGTATATTCCCCTCTCCCGGGTACGGACCTCCTCCTCCCCCAGTGGCTTGCTCGGTCTTGTCCCAATCCTGCTGTGGACAAGGGATGATAAGGTTTGGGTTTGTAAATGTATACGTGGGGCCAAGTATGGCGTACAGCGTTGAACCGGGCGACAGCGGGTCCTCAATCGGCGTCTGCGAGCTTTTTTTTAAATATTCTCCCAAAATAACCCGAACAGGATCTGACCAGCGAAGCCAAAGATAATTGTTCCCTAGCGATTTTGATATTTGAAAGTACGAAGTCGGAAATTCAAGAGCAGATAATTCCATTGATACAACATTTTTAATCGTTGTAGGAAGATTTAAAGTATAATTAGTACTGAGAGTAGTATAGTAATTCTCTCTAAATCTAGAGTCTAGACATAGCAGTTTATGCATCGTATTCTTCGTAACTCCATCTGCTACAGTCTCATCTCTCGGAACCGCATTAATTTTTTCCACTACATTATGAATTCTTTTTGGCACCGGGTGATTAGGGTTACCAATTAATTCATCTGTAGGCATACTAGAGAATTCCTCCTTCTTTAATTTAATTAGAATAGCTTTCGTCGTCTGGAGAAATTTACTAATCCCCTGTTTCTTCTCTTTTGACACATTGGGGTCCATCAGCAGTTTCTCGCGTAATTCATTTTCATTATTAACAATATCTTCTAGAGTATACGGGTCTACCAGATTTAATAAGTCCTTTAATTCATTAATATTATAATCTTGTATTGAAAGATTGAAACTTGACATAGTATATATATTCTAGAAGTAAAATATTTATACTGTATTAGCAAATATAGACTTTCCCTTTTCAATACACCAAAATTGAATCGCTAAACATGGAAAAATCCTTATATATGTAGGTAATAAACCTCTATATAGTCCTGTAAAGCCGTTCTCTCTAACTATAGTGCAAAATCCATCAACAATTCCTTTATATTTTGGCACCTCTGTACTAAAATCCGACATCTGAAAATGTCTACGTAACAGATCTGTAGGATACGTTATTGTTATAGAAGATAACCCCGCCAATCCCCCTGATAATAATTTACTAGTCGTCGCATCTGTTTTATCGCTTAAAAAATCGGAATATAGATTGAAAAACATAAAATTAAAAGCATTAAAAGGTCCAAAACCTAATGTACTTATACCTACTCCTTTGTAAAGTTGTGAGAGACTAAGTTTTCTAACCACATCCAATGGATTAGAATAATGCGATTTATTCATTTGTAATGATAATCTGGTTCTGATGGTCTCTAATGGATACACCGATACCATGGCACCAACACCTGCGATAGCGCCACTATAAAAATGACGGAGTTTATCATCTTTTACTTCGTTAAATACCCTATTCTTACATTGTTCATAAATAGCATAGTTAATTGCAAATTGGGGGAATACTCTCATACTATTTGTCATATTACCTTTCCATAAATATCTTATACCCTCTCTTTTCAAAACATTCCGAATATTTGACTCTTTCAAGTAATTGTTCTGTCTTTGAATTTTATATAGTTCCAATGGCGCCGTCACAGTTCTTGATATAACCCCAGCCATACCGCCAATTAAAAGATTTTCAAGCATATACCTATTATTTGCCCCATAGATTTAATATCATTTCCATCTTATCTTTATCCATATCAGACATTATATACCACTTCTTCTTCTTCGGATCCCACCTCGTCCCAAGCTTTTTTCCACGATCCTTTTCATCATAAGGAAGCTTTAAATAAATACGTTTAGCTTTTGTATTATAACTGCATTCCGTTAAACCTATCGCTAAATTAGCCAACTTATCCGCACCTTCGTTTCCTCTACTATGTTCGTCATCCTTCCCCGTATGTGCCGCAATATAATGAAACGTAACGTTATCTGAATCTTTAAAAGTGTAATATGCTTTCTTTACTAATTCCATATTTGGAATCGGTTTTTTCTTTATCCATCCGGCTTTTTCAAGTTTGGCACCGTAATCGCCGCAACAACGCATCGCATATTCTGAATCTGAATAAATTTTAATTGAATAACCAGCTAGAATCTCCCGCTTCAGGATATCAGCCGCCTTCAGTATTGCCTTTATTTCCGCGGTATTATTTGTCTGTTTCCCCTCAATTCGTTCACTACAGTTTCGAATATCATCGTCACTAAAATAAACCCCCAGACCGGCTTTAGCTCCTGCTTGACCATTGCGCGAACATGCCCCATCAGTGTATACAGTAATTTCCATTTTATTGATAAAATAGAAATATAAATTTAAATCAATTTAGCTAATCCGATATTGCGGCGATCTTAGCCATTCATCATAACAATTTTCCGAACAAAAGAGAAACTGCGTCCGTCCCATGATAGCTTTCCTCGCTGCATTATCTTCCGTTGGTTCATTGATACATCCTAAATAACCACAACCGCTAAAGTTTTTAATTTTTCTCCCCTCCAATGTTGGAGGTGTGTTTTTTGGCGGTTTTCGCTCACTATAACATAATGAAATCAAAAAGGATAGCATTATATTATAGCAATATTTATACAAAATCTCCAGCTTGAATAGCGGAATCTGTGGGTGCAATATGGCGCCGAGTCAGATGATAGTGATAACTACTCGGCATTTCTCTATATGTGCGCGAAAGTTCAAGCTCAGATTTTACAGCTCTATTATCCCAACAACGGCAACAAGAAAAAAAACTTCCCATATATGTATTGCAATAATAAAAGCTTCTTAGTTCCTTTTTTATAGTGCTTTTTTATAAATAAATAACTTAGATATTGATATCCATTATCATATAATGGATGTATCAATTAACAATGAGAAGGAAATGCTCTATTTCGCAAAAACTATCAAATATCTTGTGATTTTTCCAGATAAAACCATGAAACATTACCCATCTCTTAGACAAATTACTAAGGACATATGTGTTGATTATACCACTATATCAAAAAAACTAAATGAGACAAATCCTTGTATCTGTCAGTCACAAAATGAGGGGTATATTTTTCTTATTCGGAAGTTGTAGAATTTTTAGGCTGCCCTACATCCCTAACCCATGGTCGCGTGGTATTTGGTACCACGGAATTTTTCACCCGTTCGACAGCTTTATTCTTAGGTTTTTCATCCAGTAGCATCACAGCCATTGCCGCGTAATTATGTAGATCAATCAGCGTATCTCGCAAGGATTCCGTATTAACTAGATTTACTCCTCTTGTTGTAATACTATTGAGTCTGGAGATCTTATCTCCCATCCTTACAAGTACTCCAACTGGACCATATGTTGCAAATGAATCGCCGTAATCCGCATTTTTTCTTCTGAAAAGATCTAGCGCCTCAGTCTGCACCTTTTGCATTTGTAAAACCCGGTCACCCATCGTCCTATTATATATACATAATGATACGTAGCTTTATTTCAATTTTCCTACGTATCATTTAATTGGTAGATTTAAATTTTGGACAACAAGAACATCTTGAAGAAGGAACACCTTGTGTATTATTTCCAAGAAGTCCGCTTACGTTCTCGCTATTAACATTACGAGCGCAATTATATTTTCCCGACGAGTCACATTTAAATTCGTATTTTCCCATTGACTTACCGCCAGGAATTCTGTTATCACAACATTTTGTATCGCAACAATCACTGGCATCGGCTTCTAATGTTTGCGTTGGACCAAAAAGTGGTCTCAAACCTTCATTATTATTTTTTCGCCATGTTCCCATCACATTATCATAATACTGTCTTGGTTCTGTCCAATCGGGATAGAATTCTTTACTGTTCACAGTAAATTGGCTTTGCGAGTTAGAGTCATTACACTTAAATGCCGTTCTAGCTCTGCCTAGAAATTTAGTAGGACCGGTAAAATTATTTTTAGATTTACAGCCGACGCCTGTAGTACATCCCGCGGCTGTACCGGTTCTATTTCTGGGCTGATGAATATATGCCAGACGATTCCTGACAATTGGTAGGCTTTCCTTTCTTAATACACCGCCAGTGCGTCTAGCTAAATATCTTGCATAGGATCCATGTTTACGATCCACGCCACTGTCTCCTTTATAAGCAGTTCTTCTCAGAGCAATGGGTACTCTATAAGTCGTTTCCTTACAGTTACTCGTAAAAGAACAGGAATTCGTTTTTTGTACAGCCGATATTAAATCCCCCGGACCACCTGCCTGAGATAGATATTTCGGATGCGCACTTTGTCCCACCTGACGGCTGACATTCAACACTTTCTTTCTTAACAAACCTAAAGACGAAGAGGTCCTTACTTGTCTATTAATACGCTTTAAATTATCCAAGTACATCGTGCGCTTCTGACATCTTCCCGCAGGACAACTGGAACAATTATTGAAGCATGCATAACACTCTTGACAATTATTTGAATAATAATAGTCGGAATTACAACTCATTTATATATATTAAACTTATAAAAAATTGAAAATTAATAATTTGTTAATGTGACAATTAAACCGAATGCTAACTTGCTCATGTGGTAAGCAATACAAGAGATTAAAACCTTTTCAGGAACACCGTGCATTATGTGAAATGATTCATCTCGCCTCTGCAGAGGAGAAAAAAGATCATCTCTTAGATATTCCGTCCCCTACTGACATGTGGTTAGCTATGAGGGTTTTGATTAGAAAAAATGCTCACCTTGAAAAAGAAGTTAAAAAACTACGAGGTTGGGTCTCAACGCAACGTAAAAAACTTAGCGTCATAGATTGGTTAAATGATAGTCCGAAACCAGTGTTGAATTATACAAATTGGATTGAAAATATTACGCTAGATCAAGAAGATCTAGAAATGATCTTTGAACATAATTTTATAGGAGGTATGTTTCATATTCTTTGTCGGCAACTTCCATTGCAAAGTGATATTAATCATCCTCTAAAGGCATTTGATCAGAAATTAAATACATTATTTGTTTATGATGGAGAGAAATGGAGTGTTATGGATAGAGATGACTTTAAAAATCTTGTAGGATTAGTTCATCAAAAACTACAACGCCAGTTTACAATTTATAATAAAAAAAATGAAAGATTGATTAATAACTTCAATAAAAATGATGCTTGGTATAAGAATATCAGTAAGGTCATGGGCGGACCACTCCCATACGATGTTTCCATAGGTAAAATAAACTTCAAAATATATAACTATTTGAAGTTTAATCTAAGAGCCGTTACTAAATACGATTTTACTTTTTAGGGTCATACTTCTAGCGTTTACTTCGCCTTTTCCGCGTTTTATTCTTCTTAATTACCATAAACAATCTTTCTTCCTTCAATCGTTTGGTAGATAGGGTAAAGGAATATTTTTTATCATAAACTGAATCATTAATTTCGAATAAAAGTTCCGGACCTCGTCTCAAGCCTTTATAAACAAATGGTCCGCGAAATAATACCGATCCTCTATCATAGTAGACGTAATCACCTTTGTGTAACTCTTTATAATTGTTTGCGGTCAACTCTTTAACGGGTGGACCATAGATTGTATCGGAAAAGTCCTGTACATTTTGTCCTCGCGGTGCACGTCTATAGGCAAGTCGTCCATTTACTATGGCATTAAATGCCCGCCCTTTGTTATCTTGTACTGCTAGATTCTTAGTAGTAAACCTAGTTAATTTGGTTGGTTCACCTGGTTTCTGCAACTGGGGGCTTTTATCGGGAAAAATAGATAACGAGCTTGGTGGTTTCATTTTATCGCCCGCTCCCGGACTTTTAAGCACGGTTCGCCGCCTAGATTTTCTTGGGCGTTTCTTCTTCCCGCGTTTCTTCTTACCGCCCTTCCTCTTGCGGGTAAGCCGTGCTCTCTTTTTATGTCTCTTCACAAATTTTTTCCATGTGGATGAAAAATATCTTGGCATTTTGGTATATATATAATATTAGATGATTTTTTAAAAGTATTTCGCTCGGAAGGCATCAAATGTTTCTATAGGAATTCCAAGTTCCTTGGCTTTGGCTTTTTTAGACTCATCGCCCTCACTCTCATGCGCAATAAGAACGGCAAATGTTTTACTATTTACTGAAGTTCCAATTTTTGCTCCAAGAGCTATCAAGCGTTTTTTCAATGTTTTATCTTTCGGACCAGTCATAACAATTCGCTTTCCATACAATGGGTGAGTTTCATCAACCGTGGTTGCTCCTTGCTCGGTAAACTTACGCGTCAACTTGGCTTCTGCCATAAATTCTATAAATGCTGGAATACGCGCAACAAAGACGGCTGCACGCTTATGACCGACATTATCAACTTTTGAGACCTGTTGTACTTTTGTCTCCGCATCCTCCGGCGCCTCAAATATATTAGGATATTCATGGATAATATTACGTAGAATGGACGAACCAACTCCACGCCCAAATACGTTGGAAGCCGATGCAATCATTACTAAAGATGCTGCATCAACCCCCGTATGAATGTTTGTGAAGATTTTATTTGCTGTTTTTTCTTTGAATCCAGGCACCGTAAGCAAATCCTCCTTCGTCATGGCGAGAATTTTTGGAACAGTATTATGACCTGCCGCAATTAAGCGTTTCACGTTTCCAGGTCCTACTCCAGCAATATCTAGCTTTTTAAAGAAGAACTCAATATTTTTCTGCAAGACATCCGGATCTCCTTCTAGATCGCTCACCGCATCTACTTTCGTATCATTCCAGTGCCATGGAACAGTCGGCATTTTTGCAGCCTCTGCGGGTTGAATAACGGCTTGAATGTGTGGGATAACATCTCCACTCCGCACTAATTGGATAACAGCTCCAACGCCTATTTTATTATCATCCACAAATTTTGCATTGAATGCAGTCACGAATTCAATATCTGCACCTCTAATTCGCACAGGTTCAACTTGAACCACAGGTTTGAGATATTTGTCCTTCGATGCGGTCCAGATGACATCTACCACTTTTACTTCGGCAATCTGGTCACCCAACACCATTTTGAAAGCAAACGCGAAGTCAGGATTCTGATTCCGCCGAGGATATATTTTATTATCAACTACGATAATTCCGTCAATCTCGTATTTATAAGTGTCGCGCCACTCTACTAGAAGTGTTGATAGCATTTCGTTTGAAATCTCTTCGGCAGTTTCATGGAGAACGGTAATTGTACCGTGGGATTTCAACCAATCCATTTGCTCACTCGGTTTGAGACTCGGTTTAATGACCTCATAAGCCACGAAATCTATGTCGTTCCATTTCTCTACCTCGCGCTTTTTGGAAGAAGCTATCACGCCACTTACCATATTTCTTGGATTCTTATATTGAGCTGAATATTTTTTCTGGAATGTATCCCTAGCAATCACCAATTCTCCCCGAATGACCACGTTTTTTTCGCTCGGCAGCTGCATATATGGGATAATATAACTGATATCAAGACCATTGGTAGCAGCACCCCGGGTATACATCCGCGGCACATCGCCTTCGGTGGTATAAAGAGCGGAGATACCATCAAGTTTTGCAGAGATTTCTTTGTCCCCGGGATATTTTTTAACAAATTTGGCGAGCGCACCAGTATCAGGTTTTATCTTTTCCATAGATCCCATGAAATAGGGAAGCGCTACCTTTTCCTTATTTGTAGGCGCACCAATCTCACTAAAACAGGGATTTTTGGGGTACGTACGCTGACCATACTCTTTGAGAATATCAAAGACATTGTCGCTGACTACACTCTCTCCTGTATTGTAGTACCTGTCGCTAGCAAACCTAATCATTGCGCACATCTCCTCCTCCGTTAAACTCTTCACTGCTGAAATCCCCTCATTTTCAAGCATTTTCCATTTGGAGGTCAAATCTGCTACTTTAGCTTTCCCCTTCGGCTTATGGGTCGCCGCCACTTTAATAGTGGTTCTTTTTTTAGCTTTGACTTTTCTTGAAACCTTTACTTTTGATAGTTTTTTGTTTGACGCAGGTACTTTTGACTCTTGTTTGGTCTCGGCAATTGGCTCAGCATTGCTTTTGAGAATAACTGCCTTGCCATTTTTTCTCTCCGTGGGGCTCTTATAAACCAGTCCCAAATAATCAAATATTGCCTTTTCGGTTGGGAAGTCTCCTTCAACGCGAGCTCCCTTTTTCTTTTTCTTCCCTTTTCCTGTCAGATGAAAGAGTCCGTGCTCGTTCATCGTCATGCCCATCTCGTTAGCGCGGCGGCGCTGGACCACATTGAACGCTTTGGACCCGGTGAAATATAGGATGGCGAATGCACGTTCATCGGGCGGAGCATACATGAAATCCAATCTACGCGCAGTTTCATGATCCGGCAATTTTCCAACGGTAAGACTCTTAGTAGTTCCCTTGGAGAGAATCTCCAATAAAATACCATCTTCCTGCAATTGCTTAATGAATTTTTTGAATACGGAACGATCTCCTGATTTACTGGAGATAATCACATCAATGTCTCCGGACGTGGCATTCCCTCTTCGGTAAGATCCAACAATTTCAAAAGAGTCGTCCTTCGTTGCCACTTTCGCAAATGCAGCTTGAAAGGCTCGTTCAAACTCTTCAATCTCCGAGCGAGGAATGCGCTTGAGAATGTCTTCATAGTAACGCAGTCCAATCTTTTGTTTATCATTCAATAGATCCTGATGTTCTCGCAATTGTTGGATGCTCGTAATATTGTCTTTTTCCACTAATTCTTGAGCCTTTTTTGGTCCAACGCCATAAATTTTGTAAAAGTCATACCGTGGGAGACCTTTTTCGCGTTCCAGAAGAGGAACCGTTCCAGTCTCAAGGTACTGGTTAAATTTTATATAGATCTTCTTGCCGATCCCTGGCAGATCCTTAATCTGTTCAGCTGAAGTGATGTCGTCAGGATACGCCATAATACTCTCGGCGGCATTTTTGTAGGCTTGTGCTTCAAACACTTTCCCGCGCGCTTGATCAACATCATGGAGTTTCTCCAACAAGCCAATAAAATCCTCGTTTAGTACTCGCGCT